GGTTGTTGTTATATCATCAATAATTTTAGCAGTTGGATAAACCTGTGATTCAATTGAATCTCTAACTTTAGATACTACTTCACCACCTATTTTCTTATCAATTTTCTGTTTAGTCCAGTTAAATGGTTTATAAACAGATTCATTAATACCCAATCCAGTATAAATGTTAGTTTCAACTTCATCAGATCCCAATATTGAGAATATTGTTCTTGGATCTTGACCTGTTGTTATACCAATTTTATTTAATTGAACGACATCACCTGTTTTTATAGTAGGTGTTATTGATGCTCCTGCAGAAACTTGAACAGAATCAATACCATCTGTGCCTTTATAGAAGAATATATCAATAATATCATTAGCATCAGGTGCTTGTACAAAATCAAATGATGAACCACCATCAAATATGTAAGATTTACCTGGTTCTTGTACCACCCCATTTACAAATATAAGTAATAAAGAATCAAGATCTATGAGTGATGAATCTGGATTATCTGGATCTATTTCAAAACTTAAGAGACTTGCATTATAAAATAATGGGAATCTCTTTCTTACACCATTCTGCAAATCTCTTACAGAATCAATAAAATCAAACTGACCAAAGTTCCAAGATGAATATTGATCTTGAAACACTTCAGTAACTGTTAATTCAAAATCACTAATCAATTGTGAAGTGTTTAAGAACCTATCAGTAACTAATCCAACAGGTTTAAATACATCACCCAACTTAAAGTTATAACCATTATTATTCAGTTTAAAATTAACCACCTCATAAGAAGTAGATCCTATACCAACTGTGGTATCAGCAGCTCCTACTTGAATATCTACAGTTACACCAGTTCCAGTATCAGTTGTTGATCCTATACCTCTTCTAGAAACTCCAACAATTGGTAAATTTTCATAAGATGGTGAAGAAACTTGTATTTGTGGTTGTGTATAACCAGTACCTGCGTTATTAATATTAAATTTAAGTGCACCACCTGTTCCTGTATTTGTAATACCAACATTTACAGTGAATGTATTAGCAGTTTTCGCAGTGATTGCTAAAGTCGCATTATGCGCTGGATCACCACCTGCTGAACTTGGAGTAGGACCAGAACGAGGATATGAGTGATCAGTTGAGAAATTATCTTGTGCACATCTGAATACAAATGAATTTGTTGCAAGACCGACAGTATCACTTGTAGTTAAACCATGAGATGCTTTCGTAATTACTAGATTACCTGTTGATGGATCGTAAGTAGCACCTGTAGGGGTAAGAGGAGAACCTCCAGTTACTGTAACAGCATTAGTTGCTGCACTTACAAATACATGTGTATTAGAAACAACTTCTGCTGTAATATCTGCACTTGCTCCATTTCCAGATAAATCTGTAACTGCAACAGAGACAGGGTTGCGATATCCAGATCCAAATGTTAAATCTGTCAAATACTCAAATGCAGTTCCTGATCCAACATAAGCATGTGCTTGTCCACTTACACCAATATCAGTCGTAAAGGTAGTTGTGGATAATATTCCAGTTACACTAAAGGATCTATCAGATGGAATTGTTAATGATGGATTAAATACCATACCATCCAATCTGACAAACTCATTAATATTTCTAAATCCATGATTACCTGAAGTAGTAATCTCAAGTTGACCTGTTAAGTGATTAAATGATGCAGTGCTTATTCCAAATGCACCTCCAGTGGTTGCAATACCAACAATTCCAACTATTGCTCCACTTCCGTTTGTTGTTGCTTTTACTTTTGCTCCTGCTAAGTTTGCAACACCTAATCCACCAGTTGAACCTAATGATACAATTACACCACCTCTTGGTAGTTGATTTTGGTTTACATCTGTGTCACTAATAATTTTTTGACCATTTGATGAAGTTATTCCAGTAAATACAATATTACTTGCACCACCAACTTCATTAAACTCATAATTATTTCCTAAGTTATTAAAAGTAGTCGGTGTTTGGAATATTCCATTTAAAAGAACTATACTACTTCCTGTTTGGATACCAGTCGTTGTTGCACCACCAACTTTTAGTAAATGTGTCGCACCTATACCAGTAAATCCACCAGAAATGTCATCAAATATTTTGTTTCCACTATAGTCTTGTCTTAAATATACTCTTCCATTAAAGGTTGATCTAACAGAATCTAAATTTGCTTGTGTCTTTTGCGTAGCATTTGCATCTCCTTTTGGTGGATCAGTGAAGTGAAGTGTACTATCAACAATATTATAACCACCAGAGAACAATCTAGTTGTTGCACCAGAACTATGGTTTGTAGATGCAGATCCTATTACACCCCTCTCTACTTTTAAAACCTTCACAGGTCCAGTTTCAGTTATCGGACCAACTGATGTAGTTCCTAAACCAACATTGGTTATCTTCATAAATTCATCATTTATTCTGATGATGTCATTTGATTGTATTGAAGAAATTCCAGTTACACTAAAGAATGTTTGTGTATTTGTAATGTCATATTCAAGATTTGTAGTTATTGGTGTAAATGCTATGGGAGACTGTATTACACCATCAATTGATATTAATGCCTTCTCATTTTTCTTAAACATCTCAAATTCATGAGCATTACCAGAACCTGTTCCAGTAAATGTAACCGCAACACCTGCTACAGCATCGGGACGAGATTTTGATATTTTAAATGTATCTTTTGTTAATCTAATAGCATATACTTCAGAACCCAAAGTACCACCAGCAGTTGCAATTCCAGTTAATGATACACCTTCAAATGTTGAACCAGGTGCATATACTAATCTTTCACCAGTTTCAAAGAAATGATCCTTTATTGTGAATATGCCCGTTGATGGATCTAAACTTGCAGTATCTGTTGGATTAAATTGTTTCTGGAATATAGGTGTTAAATCACTTTGAAGAACGAAACTTGTTTTATTAGATCTTGAACCATTTAATGCATCATATTGTGATATTAATAAAGATTCTGAAACTGTTCCATATTGTAAATTAGGTGGTGTATTTAATAAATCAAGTTCACTATAGATTGCTTCTGTAAATACCTGTACTTGAACACTATTAGTTCCACCAGTATAAAGAGGATCTGGATGGAAGTTAAGATTCAAATCATTACCAACTAATGTTGAAGAAAATGTTCCTATGCCTGATGTACTACCTATTGATAAGAATGGATACTGAACAGAGTGTGAGTCAGTAGAATCATGTGCAACTAAAACTTGATGAAGAGCACTTGTAGATCCACTTGAAACTCTTACAAATCCCTTAAGTGTAGAAATCTTATTCTCTAAAAATGTTGCAATTGTAGATGCTGTTGATACATTTGAGAAGTTTGATTCAAATCTAACAGTTTTTTCAGTGCCATCCAATTGACCTGAGTTTTTAAATCTATATGTTCCAATACCTGATGCTGTTGTACCAATACCAATTATTCTTGATCTAACTAAAACTTCATTTGGTTGATCATTTTCAAATTTTAATGATAGAATATTTGAATTAATTTCTGAGGTAAATGTTCCTATAAAATTAGATATTGCAGCATTCTCAGTATCTGAATAAAATTCTGCAATGTATGAAGATGATCCATCATGTGTTAGATATAAATCAACAAAATTAGTTTCATCAGTATTAAGATCATTTACTTCAATAGATGCAAAAAATGCGTCTGTATTATTAATATCAGTTGATATTATTGTAGAAGTAGTTGCTGTTGCTACTGTGGTGTTTATACCAGATAAGTTTATGAAACCTATTGATTGAGTTCCAATACCTGTTAAATTTGTATTAAATGAAGTCTGAAGTATCTTAATATCATAATCATTATTTTCTGGATCATCTGGGGTAAATTTTAAAGATACATTCTTCGATGTATCCATTTGTCCAAGTATTGTACCTAATTCTGATGGAGTTGTATGAACTTTTGATCTCTCAGCAGTGTACATATTAAGATCATCTTTAAATATGATAATATCTGATATTTGAGTATTTCCTGTATTTGGATCTTTAATCTGTACTAAGAATGTTGCATATCTTGCATTGATTGATAAATCTAAAAACTGAGTTAAAGTTGTAGCAGTGCTCTTAAATAATGAACTTATATCATCTATCTCTAAAACACGATTTGTTTTACATTCAATATAAGGAGATAATTTTGTATTTTTTAATTTAAGAAACTTAGATTTTCCAGCATCTGTATCAATATCTAATGCAAAATCAAAATTATTAATCGTATCAACTCTTTTCTGATCTATAAAGTCTAATGCAAGAGTATCTGCAAAACTTGAGGTTGTAATACCTGCATTGGTAATAGATGTTATTCCTACATCTGCAAAATTCTTAAGTCCACTAGTATGAAGTAATCTATTTACAGAACTAACTAAAGTATCATAGGTTACTGAACTTTTTACACTGTAAGATAAGTTTTGATAATAATCATTATCTGGAACTCTTTGATAATCTTGACTTAATTTACCAATATCATCATTCCAACCCTGATCCTGTCTTAATGAATAACTTATATCAAATCTTCCAGAATTTTTTGATATATTATTGATTGTTGCTATGGTGCCAGATACAAATCCTTTTATGAGTTGACCCCCAACCAAATTAAAAGCACCTGGTATTAATTCTTCAATTTTTATAAACTCATTAGTGGATATAGAAACTTTTAAATCTACAGGGATATATGAAGTTCCTACAAAAGCTAATAATTTTTCACCAACACTAAACTTAGAATTTTCCTGAGTAACTTTAAATTGTGGATAATCATCTTTACTTATTACAGTTCCATAAGAATTTTGAATAGTTTTTGCAATGCCTGGATCTGAAGTAATATTAGATAAATTAAAACTAACTGTTGCAGGATTAGTATTACTTACAGCTGTTACTTTAAAGAACTTATATCCATTATCATCGGAATTAAATCCTGTTCCAGTATCTCCATGTTTTTGAAGACCCTCTACAAATATTTCTTCATCTACTACAAATGGTGGAGTAGAGAAACCCAATACAGGAGTTACTAATGTGCATGTACATAATCCAGCAGAAGCACCTGTTGCAGTGTATACTAATCTATTAACTGTAGACCCATTATCGTTATTTACTGCAAATATTTCATGTGTTATTGATTGTAACCCTTTAGGTGGTACAACAATATCTACACGATTTAAAGAATTACTTAGAATGGAAGCATTTAATGTAGCAGAACCAACTTCCTCTCTGGTAATTGGATTAATAATTTTCAAATCAGGTGATGAAGTATAATTTCTACCACCTTCAATTACTTCGATATTTGATATAGTATCAGCATTTATTATTGAAATAACAGGAGAAATAAATGCTTCAGGTTTAAGAGTTGGATCTGATGAATATTCAAAACCTGGATTTAAAATTCTAATATCATCTACTCTGTTTATATTTGTTGAATCTGGTAATAATGTAGCATTTGTTCCTTGTGTAGATGCAACACTTACAAAAGATGGTAAACTATCATATCCCAATCCACCAAAATCAATACTTACTTTATCAATAGGACCTTTTGCTCTTGGTGATTTTGTAGAATATTTTAATACACTAGTTTCTGCTGATGTATATGATAGTTTTTCTGGAACTTTTGGTATTGATATACTGAAAGATGTATATGATACACCCACAAGAGGTGGAACATTAAATACTGAATATTCCCCACTATAATCACTATTTAAATAATGAATTTTATTATAATTAACAACATCTGTATCAGAAGTACTAATAAAACCAGATTTTTTAATATTATAATATAAATTTAAAGGATTATCATCTGAATAATTAACTGTAACAGTTGCAGTAGATGTAACACCAACTGTTCCTACACCTATGACTTGAAGATTAGTTGTATTTCCAACTGATACAAATTCATTCTTATAGTCTTTATCATGGTAAATATTAAGTTCATATCCTAATAAAGATGTATGTCCTACTCCAAATACTAAATTATTATCTCTTAAAATAGGTATTGGAGGATTAATCAAAGAGAATTCATGCTTACTTCCTGTAGCACCACCAGTTGAAGTTAATTCAATAATATTAGCTGGATTACTATTAACATCATTATAAGTTTCACCTAATTTAAAATTATTATCATCAACTTTAAAAACGTAATAGGTTTCCTGATTTGTTAAACCTTCTGTTACAGAAGTTGAAATATATTGAACTTTATCACCAGTATTTAAATTATGAGCAGTAGAATTGAAGTTATTAGATGCAGTTGTAACTCCACTAGATGCAACGGTAAATGGATTAACCAATAAATTATGAGTATTTGGATCAAATCTAAGATCTATTTGAGTTGATGTGCCTATTCCAACTGATTGATTAGGGTTAACTGATAAATTTATGATATCAGTATCACGTAAACCATGTGCAGTCGATACTGAAACTACTGCGTCAATTCTCTGTAAAGTTCCAGTTACTTGATCAAAATTACTCTCAAATAGATATTCAAAACTACCATTTCCAACAGTTGTATCACCAACAAATGCTAATCCATCAGAGGTAGTCGTTAATCCAATCTGAGTTACAATACCAATATAATCTTTAGATTTTTTGATGACATATACGTCCTGACTATTTCCTGTTTCTGGTATATTGAATGTTGTTACTCCATCATCTTTAGAAACTGTTAGTGCATATCCTACTTGACCTTTAAATTTACCTGGTTTTGTTAATGTTACTCTTTGATTTGTTTTAAATGGATGATTTGGTAGTCGTATACTACGAGTTGGAGTTGAAACAACACTTACTAAATCACCTAATGTTGATGTTGCAGTTGATCCTAAACCAACAGCTGTACCCACACCAATCGACTCATGTGGATTGAAGTATACTTGATCATTTAATTTTGAATCAAATACTTGAGTTTGAAGTGAAATATTAAAGAAATTGGGTATAAGAGATACTGGTGTTGATACAGAATGTATACCACTTGATAAACCTCTCTGAACTCTTAATACATTATTTTGAGTAAATGTATTTAAAACAAGTAATTTCTCTGTACCTATACCAATACTACTACCAATAGAAATATTTTCTGGTATATTTGCAACATAGATATCAGTCACAATACCAGTTGTTGTTGAATTTGGAACTTCTTGATATAAAACTGTTTGAGCTGTATCAATACCAATTTTATGTGATCCTGCTAGTCCTTTAATAGATGTTGTACTTAAACCTGATATTACAACATTATCATGTTCATTTAAACTGGGAGCAGTTGAAATATATGCTGCTACATGAGATGGATCTCTCCAGATAAAGGTTGCATTGTAAGTATCAACAGTGGTATTGATTGATTCAATATTTTTACCAGATATACTCCTAACAGATACACTTAGACCACCACCATTTGTGTTTGTATTATCAAATATTGTAGAATCACCAACTTTATAATTATCTCCAGCATTAATAATTTGGATTGAATCTATAGATCCAGCAGTAGTAGATTCTACAATGGTTGATTGTTTTGTTATTTCATTAGATTCAACAATAAAATCATTATCTGCAAATTTATCAGAAACTTTATATGGATAAGTGTTACGTATTAAATTGGAATTGCCAAAATCAAATGTTGTTTGATTTATATTAAAGTTTTCAGTTAATGGATTTGCTCTGTAAGTATCACCAATAAAATATGGGAAAACTGGTAATTGTGAATTGGAATTAATTCCCACAAAATATGCATATGTTCCATTAGGAAATTCTGGGGTTCTTCCATACCTACCATTATGTTGATCTAAATCCCCTGCATTGGTAAATCTATAATCTTCAATAAAAAATCCATTACTAAATTGGCTTGGTCTATTAATAACACTATTTGGATCTAAAATATATCCAGAAGTTAGTATTTTAACAGCCGAATTATCATCTGTCGAATCACTATATCCATATGGTCCATATATTGGATTTCCATCATATGCCCAACCAATTATTGGTGAATGACCTGTACCAGTATCACCGAAAGTATTTTCCCCAATCTGAGTCGAATACCCAACCATAGAGTATTGAAGTTTATTATTTGTTTCAAGTAAAGCTTCACTTCCATATCTTTCAAATGTATTTACTGTTAATCCTCTAACACCTACATCTATCTTTGATCCTGTTCCTGGTGGAATAACTTTAATTTCTGTTTTATTTTGTTGATATTGTAAACCACCCTCTAAAATAATTACTTCTTCAATTCTACCACCTTTTACAACAGCTCTTAATTTTGCACCAAGTCCAGTTCCTATTCCTACCACCTCTAAATCGGGTGCAGAGGAGTATTCTCTACCCTTTGTTTGTATTTCAACTAAAGTAATCTTACCGTCTGTTACAATCGGTTTTAACTCAGCATCTTTACCAGTTTTAATTTTTACATCTACAGATTTTTCAAGATTTAATATGTCAGAACCATAACCAGATCCTTTATCATACAATAATATATCAGTAATAGGTCCTCTAACAACAGGAGTTGCAGTAATTGTTCCTACACCTGTATGTGATAATTCATATTTTAAATTTAAAATAATATCTGGATATTTAAATACTTGGAAACCTGTTCCCTGATCTGAAAACTTAATATAATCCTTTCTTTCAAATTCTGTTGTTATAGTTCCACCAAGACCAGCATTTGTAAGTCTAAATGCATCATCATTTACTTTTAATACTTTATAAAAATTAGTAGTGGTAGTGATGCCAGTTGCTGTAGATAAACCAGAAATTGTAGTTGGTAATGTCGATCCTATACCAACAGCAGTCGCATAAACAATCTTATCACCATTATTAAATCCATGATCATCAAAATGAATAGTATTAGTTACTGTATTAATTCCTGTTGGTTTTACAAATACCTGTCTATTTTCATATCCACTTCCACCATCTATTACTTGTATATCATGTAAAGTTTTTTCATTATAGTATGACTTAAATTTATGTACACCTATTTTATTAGTTGTTGTAAATCCAACTGTGTTTATACCTGCATTTAAATCACCAAGAGTTTGATATAATTTTATTGTACTTGTATTTACAATTTCTGGATAATAAGTTGCAGTGTTTACAAGAGTTGTAGTACCTACACCAACAATAGATGTTCCTGCATCTGATCCAGTAAACGAACCTATACCCAAAGGTGGATTATCATTTCGATCATATACAAGTGGTTGTCCATTTATCAGATTATGTCTGTCTTGGAAAGTTATAGTTTCATTTACGTTATCTACACCACCAGAATCTGACATTAATCTGGCATCAAAACTTATTTCTCTTTTTCTTTCAAATAGAACTGGTTCTAAAATAGCACCATCACCATTACCACCCTCAATAGTTGCAGTTATTACTCTATTAATACCAAAATTTTGTGGATCAACTTGAACATCCTGTATACTACCAGAAAGTACAGGTCTAATTAAAGCAGTTGTATTTCCAACACCTGGTCCTGATAATGTTATTTCTGGTGGATTTATTACATCATAATCCCTTCCACCATTTAACAATGTAACTCTATCTAATGGTCCAAAATAAATTTTATCTTCTGATTTGTAATTTGTTACCTCAACACCATTAACTAATAGTCCTGTTGATCCTGGTGTTGTCTTAACAGATGTTGAATTTGATAGATTTGGATTAAGAGGAAACTTTTTAAATAATTTTTGTGATGCTATCTCTTGTTCAAGTATTCCAACTAAAGAAAAGGTATGTGTACCAGATCCTGGTTGTAATGCTTCAAATTCAATAAAATCAGATATTGGAATAAATGATCTAGAACGATATAATCTTATTTGGTTTGTATTTGATAAAACTTCAACGAAATATGAACCTTCTGGTAAATTTGGTAATACTGTGCCTTGTGCAGTATAAAAAACTTCATCACCAGTTATAAATGGAACTGGATTTGGAAAAGATATAATACTATATTTTAAAGTATTTGGATTATATCCAGAATTTGGTAATTCATTTCCAGCAACAGCTTCTGGTATTATTGATTTTGGTAATTCTGTAGTTATTTGATATGATGGTAATGAATTAGATGCAACATAAAATTCAGTTGAAGGTGGAACATCATTATAAACATTAGTTACATCTGATGTAAGGATATTTTGACCAAAATCAACATCGGTTTTTGTGCTTGAAACACGATTAATAATTCTTCTTAAGTCATATTCACGGTTTGGATCTGGTAATGTTGTAATATTCGATAATAAAGTTAAACTGTTTATTGAAATTGTTGATGTATCTGCATTAATATTACCAACTGTACCAGTAGCAACTACCTCTTCTTCATTTCTGAATAATATTTCAATATTATCACCAATTTTTAAACTTGATTTGTCAATATCTCTTGTAACTAAGATAATATTAGCACCAGATATATTTTTTATTAAAAATCTTGATGATGTATTGTAAATCCATGAATTTGCAAAAATTTGTTTTTTTGTTCTATCTTCAACTGGATTAAGTATTTTTTCACCAACATTTCTGACTGTTATATTTTCACCTTGTGTCAATAAACGAATGTCTGAAGTTGGAACAAATTTAGATAATACACCAGTTAATCTTAACTCAACCTTTTTAGTTAAATCACCATTTTCATATCCATAATAAAATTCTTCTGATCTAATATCATCAGTTGAAGTTATAACACCTACAATATTCTGACACCCAAAAAATTGATTGACTGATTTATCATTATAGTAGATATTTGTACTAATTCCAGACACTAATGTTCCAGTAGCACCAAATCCAACAGTAGAATCAACTGTTATAACAGATGATCCTACAGAAACATTACCAATTACCTTTGTTTTGGGAGTTACACTAAATGTACCTTCAATTAAATCAACATCATTAAATCCAACAAATAAACCAATTTTATAATATACCTTTCCTTTCCTTGTTAATGGTTCAACTTCGGATATTGATGCTCTTGTTGCACTATCAGTTGATTTTATAATTGTTTGACCAACTAAATGGATTGGATTTCCAGAAAGTGCTTCAGCAAGAATTACTTCTCTTCTTATAAACTCTGCTGTTGATGGTTTTATTAAATATTGCTCTAAATCTAAAATTTTAGGAGTTTCATTATATAAAACATTAAACAATATTCTAAATGACTCTTCTGTACCTTTTGATTGATATAATGACTTTGAATTTTTAATAAAATTACTTACATCTAGATTATTAACAAAATTAACGTTCTCTAAACCAGGTGTGAGTAATTTTTTTGTCTTTTTGTAAAATTCTTTAAGAAATAATGCACTTAAATTAACAACAGTAGCATCATTTTCATGATTAATTGCTAATGAATCTGAAAATACTAATTCTGAAGGATTATTTTCTGCATGATAAGTTGTTATACCACTAAAACCACGAATACAACCAGTAAAACTATTAGTAGTAATACCAGTATATGTTACAACTTCATCTTCAATCTTAAAAAGACCAAATTCTTTTGGAAAACCCTTTGTACTACTAACATTTACAGTTGTTGAAGTAGTTGTAATACCACTTGTTAACTTTGTTTCCCCTACAATAACTTCGGGAGTTAAATTATCTAATTTTATGTACTGATCAAGATTATCAGTAAGGTCAATCGGACCTCCTTGATATTCCTGAGAAATGTAGTATTGCTTTAAAAAATCGACTGCCTTTGGGCTTTCAGATATTAAAAACTCAGGTACTTGATTTTCAATTATCTGTTGGACTTTGACTCTTTTATCAATTCCAGTGGTTATCATATTATCCTCTTACCAGTGCTCCATTTGCATAACTTGATGTAGTCTTATACCCGACACCAGATATCTGTTCACCAGAAGTAATTGTGTCTTTAACCATATTTATATTGCTATCTCCAACTGCAAAACTCAAATATAAATCTTTTAATCCAATTACATCATTTGATTCGGGAAATGCTTGTATTTCAACAATATTATTATCTCTTTGTGTAGAAGTAATGTTCACTGTTGATATGATAACCTCACCTTTCATATAATCAACAATTCCAGCAGAAGCAACAACTAAAGAACCAGAAAATTCAGTATCACCTTTTACGATTGCTAATACACCCTTTCCACTTCCATCTAAAGTGCCATCAGCAAGTTTATTTGGTATATCTGTAAAATATACAGTATCAACTTGTCCTTGAATAGTAAATCCAGTGCTTTTTATATTCCTACCTGATGGATTAATGTGGAATTGATTACCATAACATAATTCATACTGAGCAAATTGATTTGTTAGTGCTTTAAGATTTCTTCTAATCTTTACTGTTGTTATGTTTGACGTAATTGCATCATCAATAGTGTCAATCACGTTCAACATCTTACTATACTTAAATCTTCCACCAAATTTATTTAAATCAGTTGATGAAGCATAAGTTATAAGTCCATTTGTGATACTTGTTTTTAACTCAGATACAGTTGTGACCTTTGATTGGTCATAATAAACATTTGCATCCAATTCAACATAAAGTAGTTTAAGATCAAGTATTTTCTGATTAATTCCTGCAAGAGTATATCCCTTTAAATTAGATAATATTCCCTGTTTATCAAAATCAGACACAAATTCACCATTTTTTGGTTTTATTGTAATGAATACTGTTCCAAACTCTGGTGGATCTAATTCTTCACCACCAACAACAGAAACTGACTCTGTATTTGGATATATTTGTTGTATTACAGACTCGTAATCCCTTGCTGTAACTGCTCTGTACTGTGATGAATAAAGTCTAGGTGCAAAATACTTAATAGAGTCAATTGACTCAATATTACCCCCATTAGATGCCGCTGTGGTGGTTGTAATTGTTGGTGTAACTGTTGGTAATGAAACTTGATTTGATGAGGATACAGTGCTTCCTGCATATGTAAAGGTAGCAGGACCATTTCCTTCGGTTCCATCCGTGACAATGTAAGAAATATTGATAACAGCATCATTTTCTAACTTCTTACCAAATACCCCATCACCAAATAGTAATTCATATCTCTCATCAGTAATTTCTTGTATTAAGTAAGTCTCTGAAGTATTATTAATATTCAATATATTATCGACTCTACCATATTCTCTTCCCAAACCAGTATCAGAAGCACCTTTTACATAAACTTTGATGGTTGAGGTGTCAATAAATGAATTTTCAAGTATAAATCTTTGATCTAGTGATCCATCTACTATAAAACTCTTTGATAGATATGTTCCTTGATATATGACAATATCATTAAATGATGCAGTGCTACTTACTATATTACCAGATGCATTTACATTCTGAGTAGTTGTCGTTGTAATTGTTTCTGGGATTGAAAACACATATGAAGTATCATTTGCAGAACCAACACAGACTAAACCTGCTTGTAAAGTAAGAGTTGGAGTGTTCCCAGAGGTTGTAACGTCAAAAGAGACCGTTGCTTGTGCAGCAGTCCTTGATCTTGGTACATATCCAATATTTCGTGCAAGAGAAACGACATTTTCACGCACTGTTGCAGAATCTAAGAACGACTCATTCACAATCATATTGGAATTAAACGCCGTAATGTACGTATTATATGCTAAAGTGTCAATTAAAACCGAAAAATTAGACCCTTCAAAGTCAAAATCCGTAAAATCTGAGTTTGCACGGAGATAATCCTTGATAGAGGTCTTAATTTGATCGAAATCGAGGTTTGTAAACTTAGTAAAAGGCATTTATCTTGTTGCTTCGAGCATGAATGTGAATTCTTGTGTAGGAATGTCCTGTCCGACTATAGTAAAGAATACAGTTACCTCAAATTCGTAAGTATCTGGTTTTGGTTGTACCTCAACTGTCACATTATCTATTCTAGGTTCAAAGTTTTCAAGAGTAATTTGAATTTGGTTCTGAATTACAGACGCAGTACCAAAATCTACAAACTCAAATAGGCTATCACGAACCTCAGACCCTATTGCAGAGTTAAAAAACCTCTCCGTAGGGATAGTTTGTACTAAATTTCTTACAGACTTCTTAATTGCATTCTCATTTTTGAGAATTGTGAGGTCTTTTGTAACTGGATGAGGGGTAAAAGACAAACTTATGTCCTTAAATGCCCTTGAAATCCGCCTTATTGCCATATTAACAAGAGTTTTCCTGTTTTATTTATGACACTTTTTTGTAAATGTTATTATTTATCCCAATTCTGGTTCAAAAGGTTTTCTATCTGGAGTTTTTTGCCTTTCTTTTGCTGTTTTCCAAAAATAATTCTCATCATTACCCAATCCATCACGGTCATGACCGTTTTCTACCTGATAATAGACAGTTGATACCTTAAAATCGGGTACTTTTGGTGTTTCGGGTGTTAAACTGTTGTCATATATACGCATTCTGTTATTTGGATACAAACAAAACTGTCCATTGTCCAATTCTAAGAGGTTATGTGACTTATGTTCAGCAGGTTGTTCACTTGTAGAGTAGTCAATTGCGTCTACATCCTGATGATAGTTGTCTAAAGTACAAATATAAGTGCCAGTTTGAGTGCCATAGTCTCTTGTATAGACCTCATAGTGCATAGATCCGATGAATTGCTTCTGAACTGCGACGACTCCATAGTCCATACAGTTCCAAAACTGTAAATTATGCAATTCCATGTCTGGAGTTGGTGTCTCAGGGTCAGATGTAAACGCAGAGATGGGTAATTTATCGAACATTGCAGCATAATCAGGCAAATAAGTCTCAAAATAGAAGGCACGACCAGGTATACTCTTTGCAGATACCCAGACTCCTTTTACAAATTCACCATGACCACTCTTATGATCGGTCAAATACTCTTTTCTTACCCATACTTCGTAAGAAGGTAGGTTCGCAATTAAACAAGCCACTTATTTTCCTTGTCCTTTATACCTTTTACGAGCCGAGTTACGGGATGTTGCCGAGTATTTCGAGTGTTTTCCCTTTCCTTGACGAGTTTTTTTCGGGTGGGTTTCGATTGAATTGCCTGTGTTAAATGTTTTTGCCATTACTGATAGTCTTCAATTTTAAAGTCTTCTGGTACATTCTTTACGTCTGTGTCAAGTTCGAGCGGATGCGGTGTACCATTCTTAAAGAACTCATCTGCTAAGTCCTGCATCTTCTCAAAGTACTCATCTCTTGAAAGATTCTCATGAAGAACCTCTCCTTTATAAGAGATACTATATAACTCTGGTTTTTTCATGTCCTACTCTGATACGTGGGTCGCACATAATACGGAAACCTGCCTCCTTTGCATCAAGGCAAAATGAGACATCTTCTCCGCACATATCTTGAACTGCTCCAGACTCAAATATTTGCATCTTCGGAGCAAACCAAGGATACTTAATACCTTCATCTTCAAACACTCCATGCTTGATAAGTAACCATCCGAAACCTGCATAGTCCACTGTGAATGGTTTCTTTCTTTTTGCGATGGAATCTAAAGTCTCATGGTTCATCACTCCACCATTACCTTTGAAGTCATCTTCATCTAACCAGTGTGCAACTGATGTTGTCTTTCCATCTTCTGTACAATACCAACCAGATGCAATCTTTTCGTCCATTAATACAAGTTGGTAA